GCAGACCCAGAAAGCGGTATGTCTAAGAACGTGCCGAACTACGGGCATATTCACCCAGATTTCGATGGAGTTAAGTTGAAGAAATACGAGCCATAGGATTGTACGATAACCTACAACTACCGCAAGAGAACCATCCAGAACGGCTTGCGGTTATCAACGAGCTTGGAGATTATAAAGATAAAGTTATCTTGGATGTCGGGTGCGGAGATAACAAAACCGTACCAGAAGCGATTGGTATAGATATTAGACCGATTACAGATGTTCATTGTTCTGGAGATTTTCTACCGTTTGATAACGATTATGCAGATTTTATTATCGCAAGGCATTGCTTAGAACATATGGTAGATCCCGTGAAGGCGTTGGATGAGTGGAGGCGTGTATTGAAGCCAGAAGGAAAGATGATCATATTGCTTCCAGATCATGACGCTTTGAACACCATGAGTCCGCAAATAAGTAACAGCCGTCATATGCATGTGTATACACGAGATAGTTTGAGAACTCTTTTATATCATATGTTTGGATTGGTAGTAGAGAAGCAGGAAACAGTATTGAAGAGGTGGAGTTTTATGACTGTCGTTACAAAGCGAACTGGCAGGTTCGCAGACTTGAAGCGATACAGAAAGATTCTCGTAACCGGACCAGAAAGATCTGGTACACGGATTGGGTCACGAGCAATAGAATACGATACTGGACATAGGTATATAGACGAGGTGGAGTTCAATAATGTTTCTATGGTAGCGTTAAAGCCGTTCTTGGAGTCGGATGATCGCTTGGTGATACATTGTCCAGTTATGTGTCGGTATATTCACGAACTTAGCAACGATGATGTCATGATCGTACTGATGAGAAGGTCGATAGACGATATTCTTGCGTCTCAAGAGAGGCTTGGTGAAGGTTTTCGTCAATGGGTTCCTCAGTTAAAAGCTCAATACGGAATAGAAAGCGACAACGTTCCGAAGGTAAAATACGACTTTTTCGATGAACACCAACGAGATGAGATTGTCAATCTACTAGAACTAGAATACGAGAGCTTATCAACGCATCCTGTATGGATTCCGAAAAAAGAGAGGTCTAATTTTAAGTGGGACCAGACGAAACGTGGCGATTCCTAAGCGTATATTTACAATCTGGATGAGTAAAGACGGAACGAAGCCGAGGTTGATCGAGGAGTGCATGGCTACACACGATATTCCTGGGTACGAGCACCGCATAATCGGTTTGGAAGAAGTACAGAAGATTGATTCTCGGTATCTCAACGAATGCCTAAGTGTAGAGCATTGGAGTAAGGCTACCGATTTTCTAAGGATGCATTATATTCACAAGTATGGAGGTATCTATCTGGATGCTGACGTAAAAGTGTTGGGTGGATTCGACGATTTATTAAAGTACAAGGCGTTCGTTTGCTTAGAGTCTACGGGATTTATAGCAGCGTGTGTGATGGGTGGAGAAGCAGAAGTGCCGTTATTTAAGCAGTACTTGGAGGCGGTAGAGAGCAACTTCAGAGGAGATGGAACGATGGTGTTCGAGGTAGGACCGAGGCTGATGACCGATTACTTCTACTGGAACGCCAAGCCAGCCAGTGGAGTGAAGATATTACCGCAGGAGTTCTTTTGTCCGTATGATAACGTTACGAACAGTATCAAGATAACGGAGGATACAAGAGCGTTTCATTACTTTACGAAATCGTGGAGAGGAGAAGATGCGAAAAAGGAATACGACTCCCAAAGTTCTGTAGATAAAATTAAAAAGATAGCAGAAAGCATACCATGAACAGAAACTTCCTCGAAGACCTCATAGAATATACAAAGCGAGATCCGTTCTTGGTGCAGGAACGATGTAAGACGGCTCGTATAGAATTGGCTTGGATGTGGGAGAAGTATAAGAAAGATCCGGTCAAGTACTACAGAACTTCCGACCTGTATATCTCTGACCTGACTAACTATCAGATGGAGTTACAGAAGAAAGGCTTTCATAACTGGTTCCGTGCGATGGTAGAGCAACACGGCTGGAAAAGTATGCTGGATTTCGGAGGAGGAATCGGAGAGACTTCTATTATCGCTTGCCAAATGGGACTAGACGTTACGTATGTGGATGTTAAAGGTAGTCAAACCGCTAAATACGCTAAGTGGAGGTTCAAGAAGTACGGCGTAGAGCCTACGATTAAAGACGAAACGTACAATATAGATCGAGATTTCGACGTAATAGAAGCGATGGACGTGTTCGAGCACCTGGAAAAGTCTCAGCCGTTGATCGAGGAGTTCTCTAAAAGGTGTAAGCACTTGTTCGTCAACCCAGAAGCGGTTGAGAATACTTTCAACCCGATGTACCCACAGCATATTAGCAAGTATAAACTAGAGCCGTATTTCGAGAAGGAGCTACACGATTTGTGGAAGAGCAAGAAAGTTGCTACAATATAGTAGATAACTTTTTATCTACATCTCATGGTAAAGTTTAAGAAAGAATCTAAGGAAGAGTCCAAGAAGGAATCTGAGAAAGAATTCAAGAAGGATGGAATGATGAGAGCAATTACTATCCACGAGTACGGGGTTTTTGATGAGGATGGAAATGTAAAGTTTCGATTTGTTGTTTACGATCCAGACGAAAGAGAAGATGTAAATATCTTTTTTGACCAGGAGGTTAATATCAAGGAAGATCTTATACCTGTATTAGAAGACCTAAAATCTGCAAAAATAGTTCGTGTCCGATAGTCTTGAAAGATTAAAGAAAAAACTAGACACCATTATCGGAGATGAAGACAAGGAAAAATTAGAAGAAATCCTCAAAGAGCTAAAGAATTCTCCGCTAAGCAAGGAACATATCGAAGTTATCCGTGAGTACGAAGAGAAACTCATGGTAAGTGGTACTGACGTGAAGGTGTTATTACTAGAGATGGTCAAGTTGTTGAAGGTATTGAAGCTAGAAGTTCCAGAAGAGATGAACGTGTGGGTGAAGAATCCTTCTAAGATGCCGAAAGATGTGACGGTATCGAACCTCAAAGATATCAAGTTTCCAAAAATTCCAGAGACGAAATTTCCAAAAGAGATCGCTACTAAAGAACCGAAATGGCTTGCCAAGTATATCGAGCCAGTGATGGACTCTATCGGAAAAGGATTTAAAGAGCTAAGCGATAAGATTCTTCGGGTAAGTATCGTAAATACAAGCCAGCCCAATAAGGCTATTGCGGTACGAATGGTAGACAAGAAAGGCGAGAAGTATGTAAATCCTAGTGATGGTATTGGTGCTGTATTCGGGCAATATGGCAAAGGAGTACCGTTTAAAAGTGCAGACGGAGTTGCTAATGAGGCATTAATAGATCAGAATGGAAGAATATTAACTGGGCCGATGTTCGCAAGATGGGGAAATGAAATTGAAGATACTGATGATGTCAGAATAGACGCATCAACCAATGCTCTCCAAACAATGGAATATCCTCATCACGAGATACATAGCGGAAGCCATTATTATCTAGAAGGATATGCCACTCTTGCAGATGCTGCAGTATTAAGAGTCAATTTAATCACTCCAGATACGGCTAAGTGGTCGCATTTTACATGGAATATTTCGTCGAGTGGGATTCTAACGACTGCGTTTTATGAAGGTGCATCTGGAGGTATGGCAAATGGAACCAGACCTGTAATTCACGCTAACAATAGGAACGTCAATTGTTTTACTGGCTCTCATACTGCTGGAAATGACCAGGCGACAGTAATGACCGACTCTAACGCCTCGTTTACAGTTGACGATTTAATCGGGTTACAGATATTTAATGAGACAGACAGTTCTAGTGGAATTATTACAGATAATACTGAAACTACCGTGACGGTTGTAGCATTGGCTGGCGGAACAGGTAACGATTGGGATACTAACGATAGGTATGAAATAAACAATAGTCAAACAGTAATTAATAGAGGTGTCGCCGCCGCCACAATAAATGGGACACTAGTATCGTCAGCAAGTTGGGGTGCTGGAGATAAGTTTTCGGCAAGCGGTGGGGGCAATAGTCGAGAAGGAGAGATAATTTTACAGCAAAATACTACTTATTTAAGAACGTTCACTAGCAGTGCTGCCGATAATATTGTTCAGTTTAGAGCAAGCTGGTATGAACACACTGATCGGAATTAATAATGATAGACTTTAGATGCAGGAAATGTAATCGTTTACTGGGAAAAGAGCATAGTTATCGTGGAGAGTTCGAGATTAGATGTCCGAACTGCAAGACGTATAACATCCTTTCGGTTAGCGAAGTTGGTAAAAAGAAGGTTGACACCTTCCGACCAAGTGTGTATGATACTAGATACGAAAGAGAAGAAAGTATCTCTCGAAAAAATTAAGAAGGCCCATTAGAGGCTAAAGGTATGAGGCGCAGAAGTGCCCGATTTGCTTATGTTGTAACGACATAGGTAGGTCGGGCATTTTTTTGTTTTTTTTGTCCAATTAAGCTAAAAGGAAGAATATGGAAGGTAAATGGTGGAATAAAGATGAAGTTGAGTACCTGAAAGATAATTACCATCGTATAGGAGTAAATTGTGCAAAATGTTTAGATAGAGGTAAACATGCTTGTATGATTAAGGCATATAAACTCGGACTAAAGAAGAACCCGAAGTTTTTCAGGAGAAGTAAACCGTGGACAAAAGAAGAGATCAAATATCTAAAAGATAACTACTTTGATCTTGGGCCGAGTTGTGCTGATGGGATTAATAGAAATCGAAGAGGTACTAAAATTAAAGCATCAAGGCTTGGATTGAAGATGAATCCAATGCTTGTAAGAAATCAGAAAGCTGGACAAATAAGAAAGTATCATCTACCAATCAAAAACAAAATTATGGTTCAATGTGATTGGTGTAAACAAGAATATGAAACAATATTGTTTAGAATTAATAGACATAAAGGAAAACGAACTCGATTTTGTTCAAACAAATGTAAATATGCATCAAAGAAAGGAATGGATATGAGTCATCTTTTGAAAAAAATAAAGTTTCGAGATACCTCAATAGAGAAAGTGCTTTACGGAATATTGAATTCTCTTGGAGTGAAATATTATAAACAGAAAATGATTGGCCCGTTTCGACCAGATGTTGTTATTCCAAGTCATAAACAGACATTTGAAGCATTTGGTGACTATTGGCATAGTAGGCCAGAGAACATGGAAAGAGACAAAAGACGAAGGAAATACCTTGAAGAAAAAGGATGGAAAGAAATACATTTTTGGGGTAGCAATCTTCGTAAATATCCAGAATTGTGTAAAAAAGTAATTTCTGATCAATTAAACAATAATGATTAATAAAATGCAGAAAAGCATCAAGAAGTCTGTCAAGGTTGAGAGTACAGACAAATTTCACCGACTTCCAAACCCTAGATTCTCAGGAGAATGCAACGAGTTAAGAACTCTTACATTGAACGCAGATAAAGGGATCAAAGGGTTATTGTGCCTTGATAACAACAAAATCAAGACATATTTATTTGATGTAGATAAGTGGTCTTTAGAGGAGTCGAAGGAATGGGTTAGAACCCACGCAAAAGATAACGAGTTGGAATCGGTAAAAGGAAACGTGGAAATTAAAGAAGGTGAAATGCTTGTTGTAGCGTCTGAAGAGGTAGAAGATAGAGAAGGAGAAGTATTGAGTATAGACGGATGGGACACGAAGGCATATAAAGAAAATCCCGTATTGTTATGGCAACATAATAGATCAGGAGACGGAGTACCTATTGGAAAGGCTGAGAACTTGAGAGTAGAAAAAATAGCAGGTAGGCAAAAGTTGGTATTCGAGCCAATATTTCAGGAAGTTACACAGTTTGCAAGAGACTTGAAGGAGCTTGTTAAGCAGGGGTTTTTGAACACGGTTTCTGTTGGGTTCTTGCCGATTGAGAGAGAAGGAAATAAATATGTAAAACAAGAGTTGTTAGAAATTAGCTTGGTATCTGTGCCTGCGTTATCGTCAGCACAGTTTCTTATTCGGTCTAAAGGTATTGGAATGACTGAATCTAGAGCGTTGAAGTTCGTAGAAGAGAAAACAACCGTACCATTTCGAGCGTATGCACCTGCACCTGAGTCTAAGAGTTGGAGTACGAGTGCTGCGGTTGCGAGAGCAAAGAAATTGGTAGGAGGTCCTGATACAGAGAATATGAGTTGGAACGAGTATAAGGAAATGTTTACCTGGTACGATATATCGAAGAAAGATAGCTTCGGAGCGTATAAACTAGCACACCACGATGTAGAAGGAGAGAAGTTGATAACCGTTTGGAAAGGAGTTTCTGCTGCTATGGGTGCGTTATTGGGTGCAAGAGGTGGAGTAAACATTCCAGAAGAGGAAAAGAAGAAGGTATATAACCATCTTGCAGAACATTACAAGCAATTCGACAAGCCGATCCCAGAGTATAGATTGGTAGAAACACAGGAGTTAAAGGAACTGTTCGATCTTGAGGCGGACGCTTCAAAAGAGTCAGCAGTCAAAGAGGATAGAGCGATGCGAAGAGCGATACAGAAGGAAATTAACGAAATTAAAAAGGCTCGGAAGCTGGATAAGAAGGAGCCTACTATTACAGAGAGTGAACTCGTCAAAGCCCTGCTCGATAGAGTCGGCGAGAATATTACCGAGACATTGGAAGACGTCAAATCTCAGAGGAAAGGAGGAAAGTAAACATGGAAGTTGACAAAAAAGAATTAGAAAAACTGGTTAGTAAGATGATGGAGGAACAAGAGGAAAAGAGTGAGGAAAAAGAGAATAAAGCCGAAGTTAAATCCCCGAAAGTCGAGACTTCACCTATTGAATTGGACGAGGCTGCCAAAAAGGTTGCCGGTATTCTTGCAAAAGAAGTTCAAGCTAAGTTTGGAGGAGATAAAAAGGATTCTGATTATCTCAGAGAAAAACTTTACAACAAGGACGAAGGACTGAAAGGAATTGAGTATCCTACGGAAGAAGAGCTCGCAAACCTGTCTGATGAAGAGACAATTGTTCTTTACTTCAAATCTCTTTTGAACAGAGATCCTCGTGATGCTATGGTACAGAAGGTATTGTCAGAAGGTGTTGCAGCAGATGGTGGAAACCTCGTGCCTACACCGCTTCATGACGAAATTTACAGGATGTTGCCTGATTTGGTAGTTATGAGAAAGCTGGCTGATACCGTGCCTATGACGGCGCAGACGTTAGCATTGCCTACACAGACTACTGAACCTGTTGCTTATTGGGTTGCTGAAAATGCAACTAAGAATACGACTTCTGCAGAGTTTGGTCAGGTTACGCTTACTTGCAACAAGTTGGTTGCACGTATCCCGATTACAGACGAGCTTGTTGCTGATGCGAATGTTGATATTGTGAATTACATTATCAAGAGGTTTGCAGAGGCTATTGCTACTGCAGAGGATAGAGCGTTCTTCGACGGTACTGGCGTAGGTCAGCCACGAGGAATCGATATTGAAGCGATCACAACTAGAAATACTGGAGCTACGTTTGACTTTGATGATGTTATTGCAGTTATGGACGATGTTCGACAGAGTATCCGCAGTTCGAAAAATGCGGCCTTCGTTGGTCATAGTTCGGTTATTAGGCGATTGCGACAAGTCAAGGATTCAAATGGACAGTACATCTGGGGATCAGGATTGCGAAGAAGCGATGGAGAAACACTAGAGTTTGCCGATACAATCTATGGAAAGAGAGTCTATTCACAAGATGACCTACCTACCACAGAGCTGTATTTCGGTGATTGGAGTTACTACATCATTGGAGATCGACAGCAGATTACAGTATCTACGTCTAAAGAAGCAGCTGACGCATGGGAGAAGGACCAAACTGAAATTAAGGCGGTTTCACGCTTAGATGGAAGAGCAGTTCTACTTGGTGCGTTTGCGAAGCTGATTAACGTATAGTCTTCTGAGGATGGGGTGGATCTACTGGGGCGTAATCCACTCCATACTGAGGAGAGTATCTAAATTCTTTATTTATAATAATGCAGAAAGTTGTTATTACAGCAGATAAATACAGAGAATGGAGAAAAGGAGATGTTCTTGACGTTACGCCAAACGAGGCGCACGCCTTGATTGATGCTAGTCTTGCACAGAAATATGAAGAAGTGTTAGAACCGTTATCTGAGGAAAAGGCCGTCTATAAAATGCCTAAACCGGAAGTAAAAGAAGTGAAAGAGAAAGAAACTAAAGAGATGGTCGCACCAGAAAAGCCGAAAAAGGTTGAGGTGGTAGACTTGGGAGGAAAGAATCAATGTGACATTTGTGGAAGAAGCTTTAAGAGTGGCAGAGGATTAGCTTTACATAAGAGAGTTCATTTAAAGGATAAGGAATTAAAAGCAGGAGCAGATAAGGTATATAAGACTAAATAGAAATGTTAGTTGATAATGCAATCACGACCGTACAAAGACTTAAAGACTACTTGGGTATAGACTCGACTACTGCGACAGAGGATGACGTGCTAGAGAGGATTGTTAATTCGGTTACAGCGTTCGTTGAAAACTATACAGGCAGAAGAATCATGCAGACGGCTCACACGGCTGAATACCACGATGGGCATAGAGATGAGAGGATCATATTGGATAACTGGCCTGTTAGCACTACCGCAACGTTTACGTTACAGTACAGAGATTCTGGATCTAACGAGGACGATTGGGAAACTGTGGACGGTGAAGATTACTACATCAAGTACGAGAACGGTATGATTCATAAGATAGCTCAATCTAACTGGATGAAGGCAATTCGAAAATATCGAGTAGCTTATACCGCAGGATTCGACTTCGACAATGCAACCAAGTTTTTAAGCGATACGGCGGCTGGAGATTTAGAGTTTGTAGCGTGGAAGTTAGGAAGCATAGCTTGGAATAAGAGAAAGTCCGACCCAGGAGTTAAATCTGAAAGACTGGGGGACTATGCGGTCAGCTTTATGGCAGGTGCGATGGAAGATGGAGACGTAAGAAGCATACTAGATAGATACCGAAGATTTGAGGTTGTTAGCGTTATGACACCAAAACATACATAAGTTCTTTTAAAATTATAGTATAATATATCTGTAAGCCTTTTAATATGATGTGAATACAATAGAAGATGCAGTGAGATGTGACGAATTATGGGATAGAGAAAACGGGATAACTTTGTGCAAAGAATGTCATATGTTAGTTCACAGAAAAGAAAAATGATTGCCAATTTCTACGATAGACGAGTAATTTTATCGAGACTAAAGACAACAACTGGAGATAGAAAAGCGATGTCCACTACTGCGACTGTAGATTGCGGTATTCAAGAAATGGATAGAGTAGCTAGTACACAAATAGATCAGGTTCAGAACAGAGCGTGGATTGGATACTTCGAGGAAGGTACTGATATAAAAGAAGGAGATCTTATCAGGGATAACAATAGCGATAGAGATTATATTGTGCTAGAAGTCACCGACAAGGATTACTACAGCACGTCTAACAAGCATCTTGAAGTTATTTTAACTGACTCAGAGAGCGATGAGTGAAGATATTAAGCTCAAAGTAAAAGGACAGCAAGATATAGCGAAGCTCGCTCGGAATGCCGCAGGAATCAAGATGAAGTCGGAGTTAGAGAAGATCATTAAGAAGGTTGCATTTACTGCAGAAGGCTCTATCAAGCAAGGTATTACCGACGTTAAGGCTGTTGATACGGGATTTATGAGAGCCTCGACAAGAGTGACCTCTTTCAAGGCTGGAATGGAACCAGAAGCGAGAGTCGGACCTACTGCTGGATATGCTATATATATTCACGAAGGTACAAGAAGAATGAAAGGAAGGCCGTTTATACCGCTTGGAATTAAAAAGGACGAGAAGAAGTTTTCAAAGATATTAGCAGAGGCTGGAAATAAAATAGTTATGAAGATAGTGGTAGGATTATGAGCTGGAACACGCTAACAACAGATCTATACGATTTAATTAATGATGCTAAAGAAACTTTAGAAATCGAGGAAGTATCGAAGTATCCGAAATTGACCTTTAAAAAGCATCCTGTTGTTACTATAACGATGAGCGACAACGAGAACGAGTTCGAGACTACAGCGGAGAACCAGAGGATTTATGCCTGGAAGTTGCGAGTGTTTTATGAAACGAAGCATACGTCAATACCAGGAGCTATAGATGCGTTGATGCCTGTAGTTGATGACGTGATGGACAAGATAGACCAGGAGAACGATGCAACGGTAAGAACAGTTGGGACTGATATGCCAGCCAAGTACACATTTATAAACATACTTGCTACACCTGGAGCTTGGTTCACGGTAGAAGATGGAAACGTTATATATAACGAATTTACAGTACGAATTAAAGTATCTGTATCAGTCTATTAGAAAAATGTATCAAAAAGGACACAAACATAGCCTAGAGATAAGAATGGGTTGAATATTTTGAAGGTAAATAAAAATATAAAATATTAAATAAATAAAAATGAGTAAATTCGGAGGTCGAGAGGTTGATCTTGGTGTAGCTCGTGAGTCTACAAGAGGAGATGCAGTAGCACCTACATGGTGGATTCCACGGGTTGATTTAACCTTTGATGATAAGGTTACAAAAGCTCGGATATCGTCTGGAGTTGGAACCCAGGAAGATAGCGAGCAAGCGCACGTTACTACGAAGTTTGCAGATGGAGATGTCGGCGCAGAAGTGCGGGACCTTTCCTTCGGAATACTTCTAAGGTCTATACTTGGGACGTTGAACTCTGCAGGACCAGTTTTGGGGGCGTATACACATACGTTCACGATATTGGACTCTGCTCAACCGCCAAGCATGACTTTTACTATTGTTGATCCGAATAAAACGGATGAATATAGAAATGTTGTACTGTCAGAGTTGACGCTTACGTCAGAGCTTGACGACCTGTTGCGGTTCACCGCTACGTTCATGGGATTTACTTCTAAAGGATCAAGCGCAACCACTGATTACACAGCAGAGAGCAAGTTTGCAAAACAGCATGGAGTGTTCAGAGTAGCCGGTTCGATTGCTGGATTAACTGCTGCAAGCAACTTGAGTATCAAGTCCGCAAGCGTAACGTTCAGCAGGAATATAACGATGGATGATGTGTTGGGATCTGCAGAACCAGAGGACTTTCTGAGCCAGAGTTTTTCGTGTGAAGGTCAGTTAGCACTCAACTATGAGAACGATACATGGAAGGAATATGTAAGAAATGGTACTTATAGAGCACTTAGATTGCAATGGGTAAATACAGATGTAGACATTCCAGGAGGAACGACAAATCCGAGCTTGACGCTAGAGATGCCAAAAGTGGACTGGATGGATTGGGACCCGAACTATGCATTGGATGAGATAGTGAGTCAGAACGTTAGCTTCAAAGCTAATAGAAGTCTAGAAGAACGTGAAGCTATGGTGAGTGTAGTTCTTATAAACGAGAACAGCGGAGTGACCTATTGATGTGATTGATGTTGATATAGTAGTATAATTGGTACATGAAAACGGGAAAGATCATAAAGTGTAAATTATGTGAGAACGAAGTTTACAGATATCCAAGTCAGTTGAAAATTGGGTATAGATTTTGTTCTAGGAAGTGTTGGCATGAGTATATTAAGAAGTCATGTCCATGGAAAGGAAGACCATTAACAACAGAGCAGGCTGATGGCCTAGAGAAAGGACGTAAGATATATCAGGAACGAATTGAGACGCATGGAGTAGCTAAAAGTACTAGGAAGTTGATAAGTAAGTCACTTATTGGGAATACTCGAACGAAAGGTAGAAAGGCATCATTGGAAACTATTGAAAAGATACGTAAGAGTTCGATTAAGAATGCTAAGCGTGGTAAAGATAGTCATTGGTGGAAAGGTGGGATTGCCACCTTGCAGAATGCGGTACGGAATACAGGTAAATATAAACAATGGAGGAAGGTGGTTTTTGAAAGAGATTGTTATATTTGTCAGAAGTGTGGAGTTAAAGGTAAATTGAAAGCACATCACATAAAAACCTTTACAAAGATTAGAAAGGAGAATGGATTTGAAGATGTTAAAAGTGCGATTGCTTGTAAAGAATTATTTAATATTAATAATGGAATGACTGTTTGTGGGACTTGTCACAATGAGATTCACGGAAGAGTCATACCATATTAAATCTAAATTGTAACGCCCCATCAAAGATGGCTTTTGTTTTAATTCGGGAGATAAAACTCGACAAGTACGGAGACGACTGGAAAGGTTGCTCCGTAAAGCTGAGAGAACCTACTGTAGAAGAGATTCAAGGTATGGCGCAGGAGGTAGATACTAAGGAGGAGGAGGTTGAGAAGAATATCGATGCTGTAAGAGGACTTGTAGAAAGATGTTTTGTAAGTGGAACGGCTTTTGATGGAGAGAAGATTGTAAAGATAAAGGCAGAGAATGTTTCAGATCTTCCATATTCAATCTATAAGGAGTGCCTCGATTTTTTAGTGCAAGGTTCGGTGGATGGGTCGAAGGCTACAAGCGAGTAGTTGCGGAAGCGATACTCGGTCACAGTAGTGACGACACTGCAAAGCGGATCGAAGTAAATGAATATCTGGCGCAATACGAGTATCGAAGGATGTTCGGATTGAGTTGGAGCGAGTTTATCAAAGAACCGTATTATGTGTATTTGATGAACCTAATGATTCATACGATACGCAAGCAAAACGAAGCAAAATCTGTAAAGAGAAAGCATGGCACAAACCACTGAACAAAAACTAAACATCGTAATATCTGCTAAGGATAAAGCAACAAAGGCGTTTAAAGACCTTTCCAAATCTGCATTAGTAGCAACTGCGAGTATAACTGCATTAAGTGCGGTTTCTTTAAAACTGGCTACCGATGCTGCACGAGGTATCGACCTCGAACGAGGATTCGTCCGTAATTTCAAAACAGACGTAGAGGATGGTCTGAATGTTCTTCGGACTGCTTCTAAAGGTACGATTGCCGACATAGACTTAATGGCAACTTCTAACCGAGCTGCGTTACTTGGCGTTTCCGACAATGTAGAAGATCTTTCTGCGGTAATGCAGACAGCACGACTAAGAGGTATGGAAATGGGAATGGATACCACGCAAGCGTTCAACGATCTTGTTACTGGTATCGGACGTGGTTCACCATTGATTCTTGATAACCTTGGTATTCTAATTCCAGACGCGCTCAAGCAGATGCGTGGTCAGATAAGCGATGCGGAGTTTAAGCAGACTCTTTTAAATATAGCGATCCTCGATGGAGCGATCATAGCTGAGGACTATGCGAATAAGACGTTGACCGCTTCCGATAAAATATCCCAAATGAAGGCTTCTGTAAAGAATACCGCCGACACGTTAGGTCGAGCTTTACTTCCTGCTGTAGCTGCTGTTGCACAGTTTATAACTAATTTGTTTATGGGAGTCTCTGCTTTTATTATCAGGAATAAAGGCTTGATAATGACGCTTATAAAGGTTGCCGCAGCTATTGGTGCTGCGATTGTAGTATTCAATGTGATGTCGAAGGTGGTCGCTATCGGGTCTGCCGTTATGCAACTTTTTACCGTAAAGGCAGCACAAGCGACTATTGCTACTATCTCGCTGAACGTTGCAGCTCTTGCATTAACTGCGGGGTTTTTAATTCTTGCTGCTGTTGTTGCGAAGGTGGTGTCAGATAAGATGAGAGCGTTTAATAAATCGTTAAAGGAACAACAGAAAGAAGCTTCTGGTGCTGGTGATGCGAGTGAGATTTTAGGAAAATTGTACGATCAAATGGGTAGTGCTGGAAAGAAGGCAGGTAAAGATACGGAAGAGGCTATGAAGAGAGCGAAGGAGAGTATTGTTGATCTGTACCAGCAAATAGACAAAGAGAATCAGCAATTCAACGAGCAGTTAGCAAAACTAGAAGAACAGATACTTGGTCGTCTTTCGACAAATAAAAAAGCATTGAAGAAAGAAGAAGGTGCCTTCAAAAATGCGATTGACGAGCAGAGAAAGGCTCAGGAAAAAGAATTTAATAAGCAAAAAAGTGAGAATGTGGATCGATTACGTAGCGTTAAGGATAGATTGGATGAAGAGGTTGCAAAAGGAGATGAGGCAAGCCAAGAGAGGATAAAGCAATTACAAGACGCTGTTAGAGAGGAAGAGTCGTTAGGATCAAAAAGACTGGACTCCGTTAACAAAAAATTCGAGGACGAGACTAAAAAATTAAAAGACGAGTACGATGAAAGGACCAATGCCTTAAAAACAAAGATCACGGAAGATGAGGCTCTTTTAAAAGATCATGCAAAAGTTATTAGCGAAATTAATCACGATATTGTTCGGGACGAAATACAAACATTGGTAGATTCTCATAATGAACGGTTAGCACAACTGCAAACCCAGATAGACAAGGAAGTAGAAGAATACGAGCGTGGTGGTGCTGGATTCGAAGACACGTTGGGTGGAATGGAAATAGATTGGACTGAGTTTCAAGGCTGGATGGAAGGACAAGGATTTGATTGGGGTAAGGCTATGGAAGTAAATGATCTGAGTTTTACGATGAAAGATATAACCAGTACAATTAGTGATTTTTGGGATATGATGGTTGTCGGGTTTGCGATTGGTATTGGAAACCTTTCTATAAATGTAGCCAAGGCCAACGTAGCTATTAAAAGGTTTATAGAGGATGCCGTTGATAGTATCTCATGGTTAGATAGAATCCTCGATTCATCCTTACAAAGAAAGATTAAAGAGGCCGAATCAAGTCAAAAACATTGGGAAAGTGTTACGACCTCTTTGGAAAATGATCTTAATGCTATGAGAAAGAAGTTTGATAATAGGCAATTCGGAGGTCTTGCGTCAGGTCAAACGCTTGTAGGAGAGAGAGGTCCTGAGATAGTGGATTTGCCAGAAGGTAGCAGAGTATACAGCAACGAACAATCTAAACTGCAACCAAGAGAGAGAGCAGGATCTCCTGTAAATATCAATGTACAAATACCGTTGTACGCAGGAAGCGATGCAGAGAAGAAACGAATCGCAGAAGATTTGTGGAGAGAGATAGTGAGTCTTGCCAAGTCGAGAGGAACTACACCAAATGAATTATTACAATTTACATAGTGGCTTACATTTTAGGGGCTGTAACATTAAAAAACCCGACAGAGTTCACCAGAACACAGGTGGAAATATCTGCTGAGAATACATCGATCACAGGACGTAGTACGAAGGATATATTCAAGCGGAAAGAGCAGTTCGTTTTGATGTGGGATTCTTTAACACAAGCTCAGGTAGCTGAGATATTATCGGAATATAATTTACAAGAAACTCGTTCTTTTCGAGTAACGGAAACCAGCTTGACCATTGCTGCTACGGACGTGCATATTGATCTGCCAGAACGGTTGTATCATAAAGGTGCAGACTATCGAGAAGGTATGGAGCTAATTTTAACAGAGGTGCTGTAGATGTCATTAAGAAGGCCAAGCAAGACAAGAAAGGTTGAGATGATAGAATGTGCTTGTGGCTGTGGCGAAATGCTGAACAAGTATGATGAGCGAAATCGACCACGAAAATCTTTAAGATACCACCTAATAAGAGAAAGAGAAACATGGAACAAAGGAAGAGACGATTGGATGACGGATGAACATAGAGAGATACTACGTCTTGTAAACCTGGGACACACTCCTTGGAATAAAGGTACTGTTGGTAAAATGCCGACACCTTGGAATAAAGGAGTGCATTATAAAAATGAGAAAGTCTCAATAGCAAACAAAGGAAAAAGGAATAGTCCAGGAACCGAGTTTAAAAAAGGACAGAAAGCATGGAATGAAGGATTGCCTGCACAAGAGCAACCGAATTGGAAGAATGGCGGTGTTTCACCGTTACGAAAGAGATTGGAAAAATTGAAAGTTTGGTCGAATTGGCACTCCGGTATTCTTGAACGAGATAATTACACTTGTCAGATATGTAATTCTAGAAAAGAAAAATTAGAGGTTGATCATCATCCAATGATGTTTGTTGAAATAATTGAAAAATATAATATTACATCAGATCTGCAAGCATTAGAGTGTGATCTATTGTGGGATACACGAAATGGTAGAACCTTGTGCTATTCCTGTCACAGAAGATGTTCTGCAGAGCAACAGAGAGGAGGAACATAAAATTCAAGCAGGAGGACAAAGTAGTGCTAGTATATGGACTGCTTTTGAAACACACAGTACAGCGGAGGTTCGGAATCCGATTCAGGATGTTAAGGTAGCGTGGACACGGGTGAAGGATGACTCTCAAGCGTTCGCTTCGGTTGACTCATCGTTGGTAGGTGGACTGGATATAGTTCAAGGACAGTTTACAGCGATTACGGAGCCAGACAAGTTTAAGTATTACGAGGAGCAAGAAAGAGTGATAGAATTGTCGTGTGAGCGAGTGGTAGAAGAACCGTTGGGAGGACTATCATACGCAAGAGGAGATGTAACATTTGATAATACAACAAAAAGATTTACATGGGGTGTCTCTGATACCATCGGAACTTCGTTAAAGCCACGTAGACCGATTAAGTTATTCATGGGCTTTAAAGTTCTTTCACAAGATAAAAACATTCCAGTTTTGTACGGTCTAACAGATCAGCCGAAGGAAGATAAGCAAGGTCGTGTATGTAAGATTGGAGTGTTTGACTACCTGGCGTATATTAATGACTACGAGCTTGGAGAGAGCGTGATGTACCAGAACCAGCGTACCGACCAGATTATCGAGGATATACTGACTACGATTGGGTTCGTTTCTAATCAATATACACTAGACCACGGAATAAACACTGTTGGGTTCGCATGGTTTGATAAAGGCACGAAAGCAGGAGATGCTATCAAGAGGTTGTGTGTTTCTGAGGAAGCTAACTTCTATCAGGACGAGCAAGGACAGATACGCTTTGAAAACCGAAGGAAATACGTAGACGCTCCACTTAATGCAACACAATGGACGGTTCGGCAGGAAGATATATTGCAATGGGAGGAAGATAGAAGTGTACCGTTCATTAATAATTGTACGGTTAAGGCTAATCCTAGAGAGGTACAAACGAGAACAGAAATCTGGAAGCTCGGTACGTCTATAAAACTGTTGCCACTGGAGACGGTAACAGAATGGGCTAGTTTTGACGATCCGGTTACAGATATTACGACTCCTATTGCGACTACCGATTATGTTGCGAACACGTCATCAGACGGTTCTGGAGGCGATATAACTGCCGACTTAGATGTAACGATGACGGAGTACGCTACGTCTGCGAAGTTGGTTATGGAGAATACGGGAACCGATATGATGTATGTAACATTCTTTCGGCTACGAGGTACTCCTGCGATAGTTCAATCTGAAATAGAGGAGGTGTATGCAGATACTGACAGTGAAGAAAATTACGGTAGAAGTCAGCTAGTCGTAACAAACGACTTCATCGATTCAGAAAGTTTTGCTCATTACTTAGCGAAAACTGTCGTTAGCAAATATGGCTCACCATTACGAAGAGTTAAGGTAACGGTTCCGGCATTGCCACACTTGCAATTAAAGGATAAAATTGTGTTGCAAGATAAAGATACTGGAAGTAAGGATGCGTACCGATTGATGAAAATTAGAAACCGTATGTCTCCTGGAGCATTTATACAAGAATTAACATTAAGAGAAATAACTTCTGCTGAAGCTGATTGTTCTGCGATAGTGGGCACAACGGAAGTGGGAGGATCATGTGTAGTATGGACGTAAAGAAAATGAAACCATCACAAAAAGCGTTAAATGAGATTAACGATAGCGGAAAGAAGGTTATAAAAAAGGTGTCATGGAGACCGTATGACGCTGCGACATGTTCGTGTGAGATGTTGATACCAGCACGAGTCATGCAAAAAGACTTTCGGTATCTGGAATGTATAAGAGATAAGATTGGAATGAAAAAATATAAAATAGTATGTAAGGCGTGCAAGGAAGTGCTAGGTCGATGTTGGTCTAAAGAAAAAGACCTTAAAGATTATTGCGACCTGCATTACGAAAGCTGGTACGATAAGGACAGTTGGCACGGGTGCTATGGGTTTCATATAGACCCGTTTACAAGCGAGCCTAAATTTGAATGTTGTTGTGGAAATGTGTCAGTTGAAGGACGTTATACAGAATATAAAATGGTGCTTGACAAAAATGGCAACTGAGGAGAAACGGAAGAAAGATAAAATGAAACGAGTATTGGGAGGAAAAGAGTTTGCTCCAGACGCTTTAAACCGTGTTCAAATAGATCAGGAGAACGCTTGGATTATCGTATTCGATGAAGGCGCTAACGAAAGAGCGAGAGTTGGAAATTTAGGAGATGGTAATTATGGGGTTACTTCAATGAAAGCAGATGGGACCGTTCTATTCGACGAGACAAAGATTCGGTTACAGTATGTATTTTCTAATTCTATGGAGGCTGGTAATCAGTCAGGTGCTGGTACTACGGGGCTTGTTAGTTATTATGAAGCTGTGGCTGTTGGTGGGAACTATACTTCTAACCTAGATTTTGTTAAGCCTCCAGATTTTACTATCGAAGAAGCGACTTTATACGTCAAGTCACGAGCATATGTAGATGCTACCAGCACAAAGAGACATGCTATAGACGTTGATATTATGTTAAATCCTATAGAAGCAATGGTAACGGGAGCAAGTTCTGGATATCTGTACTATCGTGTAAGCGGTGGAGATAAACTTATAGACAGTTGGAATCCAATAGATGATTTCGAATCTACGTCAGATTCATTATCTGTTGCGGAGATTGCAAATATAAATACCGGATTGAACCATATTATCGCTCAATCTGGAACGAGTCAAAATACGGAATGGGGATATATAGCTCTTGTTTTTGTAATAACAGGATATCTATCATTATAAATTATTATACTTATTATTATGGCTTTAGGAGCAAGAACTTAGAATGGATTTACGAAAGAGTAGAAAAAGAAATAGAGGACAATTTGCAGAAGAGTCAAAGGTTACAGTTGAATGTCATACTTGTGGGAAAAAATTGGTAAGAACAACAAACAGTATAAAAGGAAAGAAACGATTTTATTGCAGTTATGAATGTCAACATAGTCGAGGAAGTAAGCATAAATTACAGAAGAAGTGTAAAAATTGTGGAAATAAGTTTGAAACATATCGAAGCCAGGATCAGATATTTTGCAGTAAACAATGTTATACTGATTATGGGAGGAAACTTTATATTTGTGCGTATTGTGGAAAACAACGGGTGGATAAAAAGTGTTATTCTGAAAAGAATAAAAGATGGTATTGTAGTAGAAGGTGTAAGCAAAAAGATTTTACAAATGAACTTACTGCACCATATAAACATTTAAGTGGAACTGGAAAGTGGAAGTCATGGAGGAAGAGAGTATTGAAACGAGATAATTTTAAATGTACCGAATGTGGCGAGAAACACGGATTAGAAGCTCACCACTCTAAGAAATCGGTTAGAGAATGTATAGAAGAGAAAAATATTGATTACATATTCGATATTGAGAATGGGATAGCCTTGTGTTCGGAATGTCATAAATTGACAGAAACATGGGGACCCCAAAATAAAATATTAAAGTAAATAAAATGCTAGGAGCAACAACGTACACGGCGGTGACGTGGACCACTGGAGATAAACAATAATGTCTCCTAATCTGGCTATATGCTGGAAACTCCTTATAGTCCTTTGGTACGAAACAGTATCGTAGAAATGCGAAAGCTGAAAGTGAAAATCCAGAGGAATTGGACAATCAGCAGGAAAGACTCGAAAGAGTATCCCCAACGACTACACGCCAGACTCGAAAGAGAAGATATAGTCTGAACTATCGTGAGAGCGGTAGATGTTGAAGAAACCTCAACATATTAACAAAACGGTTATAACGGAGGCAAAGCTTGATAACATGGTCGCAAACGACCAGGCGTATGATTCTCATGCGGCACAAGGTATCTTGCTAAACAATAACGTAGGCTACTACCAGAAAGATGCTGGTGGTACGAATCGGGCTACTTCAAATCTTGATGCAAGCGATCTGCTTACGTTGGGAGATGGCGTAAACATGGAAGTATCGCCAGCTGTTATGGCAAATGCAAGAGCATATTTGAGTGGGTCCGCACAAGCTATAGGAACTGGTGTTCCAACTAAAGTCCTGCTAGATGCAGAGAGTTATGATGTTGGAAGTGACTTTGCTAGCAATAAGTTTGTCACACCCGTTACGGGGTACTATACCGTCCATGCTGCGGCTCGATTAGAGAATTTGAAAGCTGATGGCACTTTATTTATATTTGTATATATTGATGGTAGTGGGGTGATTACTGGATACGCTCAATCGAACGTTGTAAATGACGATCCACGAGCAAATATAAGCGACTCTCAATATATCGTAGCAGGTAAAGATGTCGAGTTGTATGTACAGCACAATCATGGCTCAAATAGGGACATAACCAATGATGAAGGAAGTACGTTTCTTACGGTTCGCTTAACAAGCGTATAGTGTTAGATCGATCTTACTTGTTAGAAAACTGAGACATGGTAACGGAAGAAAAAAATAAAAACAAAACGGATTCGAATGTTGCTGTGATGGCGAACGACATCAAGCATATTAAAAAGATTGTCGATAAAGTAGATAGAAAGGTTGATAGTACAAATAAAAAATTAGAAGAGGATTATGTGCGAAAGTCGGAGTATGAGTCGTTCAGAGAGAAAACAGAAACACGAAATATTGCCTGGGATAAGTTCGAGCCGTACAAAAACATTCTAATCGCTGCGGTTATGTTGATAGTGACGGGCGTTATTGGAGCAGTATATACCTTAGTTGTTAAGACTCCTGTAGTATGAATATAGATAGAGTTTTCCAGGTTACTGCTTGGATAGCCATTCTTTTAGCGTTTGCGTTGTTGATATACTTTTTCTTCGTGAACTTCTATCCGTTCAAGCCGTTAGTGGTAGAGGAGCCGATGCTTGTAGAAGAAGAGATCGTTATGGCAGGAGAGAAGGTTCACTATACGGTAGAATATTGCAAGAATACCGACAAGAAAGCGTTGATACAGCGATATTTATCAAACCATGATAGTAAGCAGCTTTCATCTATGATTATCCATACACCAAAAGGATGTCAAGAGAGACGATTAGATGCCACGATACCGGAAGATACAACTCCTGGTGAATATGTGATTAAGGTGGTTGCTATTTACGATTATGGATTACTAAGAGAGGTTACTGTAAGATACGAGACAGAAGTGTTTGAGGTTATAGAATAAGTTCATGAGATAGAATTAGGATGCAGTTTTTTGCAAACGGAAAATCGCTTACAAAAAAAGGTGTCGTACAGAACGAAGTGGGTAGATACTACTGGGGTTCTAGTAGAGGATATTGGACACCGCTTCTGAAAGATTTTAATACCGCTACGCCTCCTACTGGATATAAAACGTATACGAATGGATCGCATGGTAGCTATCTATACCAGAGGGCTTTAGATTTCTCTATTCCGTCTGGGCAAAAGATAACAAGCGATAAGCCGTTCAAAGTTGTTCAATCAAGCCCAAATGAAGGAAGTTTCGTCAAAGGTGTAGTAGACGGGATCACAGCATTTTTAGTTCATGTATACAAGTATCCGAAGGTTGGAACTACGATAAAAGCGGGAAGTGTTATTTGCATTATAGCTCCAACTACTGTAAGTAAGGTAGGACCACACTTACATATATGGCAAGTGAACGGAAAAATTAGAGATAAATTGTTAATTAATGATGATATGACGATAAGAGATATACATAAAAACGGTCACGCATGGCTAGTGAAAAATCGTCCAGATGTGGTAAAATGGGCAGGCGGAAATAGAAAGAAAGAATATCAATGGTGGTATCAGTATACAGACCGAGATATTCCTCCGATGTGGGACAAGAAAGTTAAAGAGATAGAGGTACTTAAAAAAGCGTTGACAAAGTGTAGTTCTGAGAAGCTAGCCCAAGAAGAGGAATATAATAAACAAATAGCTGATATGAACAAAAAACACGCAGAAAAAATAGCAGAGATCGAGAAGGCCCACCAAATAGAGCTTGAGGCTGAGCGAGAACGAACTCGAATGGCTTCAGGAAAGTACGCCGACGAGAAGGCGAAGTACGAGGAATGTAAAGCGAAACTAAAGGACAAGTGTCCAGAGCTCACGTGCCCATCGTGGCTGGCGTGGCTCAATGAACTTTTTTGTAAATAACGCTGATATCTTGCAAAAAGTTTTGGCAAAACCAAGAATATAAAATAAGGCAGAGGAAAGACGACAATAAAATGCTAATATACTTCACTATCTTTTGGGTAATCGCTGGGATTATTTTAGGATATTGTTGGATAGACGCAATAATGTAGTTCAGTTAAATTCTTATCTTATTTATATGGATCTCAAAACGATAGTGCTTGAACTATTATGATAATCTGCAAAGAGTGCGGAAAACCTAAGATTAAGTATACGTTTTCTTCTACGACAACTTGGCGTTGTTCTGATTGTTATCCAAAATATATGAAACAGTATAGTAAGAAGTGGAGAGAAAGAAACAAGGAATATAAGGCAAAAAAGGATAAGGAATATCAACAAAAAAACAAAGCTAGAATAAATCAGTTAGCGATGATTAGAAGAGAGAAAAATAGAGACCACTATAGGAAATATTATCGTGAGTACGTTAAGACCAATAATGCCAAAATCCAGAGACATCAAGATAAATATAAACGGAATAACAAAGATGCTTGGTTGGAGTCGAAAAGAAGGTGGAGAAGAAATAACTTGATGTGTCAACGCTTATACATGGCGAACAGAAGAGAAAGAATTGGTGATTCAAGTATTGACAAAAAGGATATTGATAAAATGCTTAAAGACCAAAATGGTAGGTGTGCGTACTGTTTCATTGATGTCACAGAAAAATTTCATATAGAGCATAAAATACCTATTTCGCGGGGAGGTGGAAATGAACTTGAGAATATTGTTCTCTCGTGTCCGCACTGTAACTACAAAAAGTCAACTAAAACCCCGAAAGAATTTTGGGAATATCTAAATTTTCAATATGAGTTAATATGATAAAAGATTCAATAGAGATGGCAATATCTCAAATGCTTTCTGATTACAAATCCCGGAAGTTTTTGATGGTTATCGCATTTGGTGGCTTGATTGTCGCCGATATGTGGTACGGATGGGATATCAAGATGCAGATGTATGCGTTGTTAGCAGCGTTGGTTGCTCTTTACGTTTACATGGAAGGTAAAGCAGATATCGTATCTCGAAGCGAATAGTAGAACGCTCATA